GCATAGTCCCAAAGAACAGGCGTATAAACGCTCATCCTCTGTTGTATGCCCCACCAAGTGTCCTCCTCCTCGGCCATCTCCCCCCAATCCGAAACAAACGGATCTGGGTCTGCAAAAACGTCCTCGAAGGTCACAAGTCTTGTTTCATACTTTGTGGTCTCCTGGAGGGCATTGCGGAGCCAAGGGTGCATATCCTGCGTCCATCTTCCAAATGGATTCGTAGGTTCACCCCCCTCTAACAACTTACTGTGGAGGAAACTCGCCAATATGCGCGCTGACTTCATCATCTTGGGACCAATGAAGGACTTCCGATTGGGAAGTCCAAGGCCACCATAGCACTTCGGGAGATACCAATTACACTCCTGTTTCCCTACAGGAGGAATGGTATCAAAAATCTCCCTCTGCGCCCTAATGAAGTACTTGATTGCATCAGTGCGAAGTTTCCACAAGGCCTCTTTATCTAGATCCTCAAAGCCATCAGGGAAGGCTGTAAACACAAACTCTCGGGCAAGATCACCAAGACTGGTGAAATCCCGTTCTGTATCCCCCTTGGACGACCTGGGTTTGGTCAATCCAAAGTTGAAGAAGGGTATGCGATGAAACGCACCCTCCTCCAGGACAAACAGTACAGAGTTTAGTTGTATAAAGTCTTCATCGTAGTAACACTTACCCGGTGAAGGCTCCAGCCCTACCCATGCCGAGATTCTCTCCCAAGCTTCCTTCTCCTCCTTTGTATAACGCATACCGCAGTCATCGCCGTTAACCCGAAGGGGTAAACGCCGAAGTGACAGCCTCCTCCTTTTAGGGGAGAAGGCCATCCTGCATATGGCCGCGTTAATAATACAGAGGATAGGGAAACTCAAGGGAGACCCCATCAGCTGACCATTCTCCTGAGCCGTGCGTCCTGAATCCTTGCCACCAGGTCTGCTTTCGCAGATCGTGTGACCGGTAAGGCATGCACGCCCCAAGTCTTGAAGCCAAGCGGGAATTCCAGTTACGCGACAGATTTCGTCCCAGCAATGGTCTGAAAAGACCTTGCGGAGATTATCCGTCGCGGCTGCGTAGTCCCCACTCAAGAAGGCTCCAATAGGAGATAAGCTGATAAGATCCTGTAGAATCTCAGCACTTATAGGCTTCCCTACAAGAGAGAATGTCGGGTGATCTTTCAATACCCGCCACATAAACTTCTGGCAATCTATCAACAACCAATAGGCCGTTTCCGGCCCACACGTCACAGTACGGACTTTGAGCGGCTCAAGAATTTGCACGGGAAGTACTAGGTACCCCTCGCGCTGTTCCTTGTCTAGCCCCTCAACAACTTTCTGACGGAACCTCTGGTTCATCCCCACATAGTGGGTGAATTCCCGAAGGCCTTCTTCCATCTCAGCTGTTACCCGTAAGG